GTGGCTCGCCGTGCTGAAGCAGTTGGTTTTGATGTGGTTGCATCTTTACATGCAGGTGTTGGTCTAATTGACGCGGCTCGTGGCGTTCTAATCAAAGACGCGGCTTAATAGGGGACTAGGAAGATGGCTTTCATAACATCAGGAACAACGGTCTTATCATTCGCAACATATGATGATGTGGAGGATCGAGACCAGCGTTTGTTTGAGGCGAATGAAGGCTTGACAGTGGATGTAGTGGAGGATCTGTTAATCAGATCCACTGAACGCATTCTTTCCCAATTACGCTCATCAGAATGGTGGAGGACCTATTATCTGAATCAATCAGGTGTTAGCATCTCCAACATGGCAGACATTCCAGAGTTGGATGCCTCCAGGATATTAAGTAGACAGAACGATTTCACAGACTTATGTGTGTTCCATTGTTTCTATTACTACATAATGCCTAGGATCGCAGACTTCTCAAATGAGAACAATGCCGAGCGTATGAAGATTGGACATTACCAACAGAAATACAACGACCTATTTGGGGAGTTGATCACTGCTGGTGACTGGTATGACTTTGACAATGACGGCACAGTGCAGTCAGACGAGAAGGAACTAGGCTATTACAATCTTAGGAGAGTGCGATGAGAGACAATATCTTAACATATCTGCAGGGACAGACTTTCACCAACTTTGGTGTCAGCACTGAACTGCCTTGGGACGCGAGTGGGCAACCATTGTATCTCAAGAATATGAAAAAGATATATGTTGATCGCCCACAAACAGCCCAAGACCCCTTGATAGACACATTGGATGACAAAGGCGTGGTCAATGAGACCACAACCGTTGTGGCCTATGTGACTACAGACGCAAAAACTTTACCAACGGACTATGACACCATGGTATCAACCTTGAAACAGGCAAGGCTTGAGGATCTTACCTCAGGCTGGAGACAGAGGGCAACCTCTGTCGAGACAAGTTTTGAGGGAGATAATCTAGTGACAGAGTTCACATTCAACTTTACGAAGTTGATAATCAACTAATTTAAGGAGCAATTACAAATGGCTTATATTTACCCAGCGCCAGGAGTCGCAGGTGTTCAGGCTACACTAGGTATTAGTGTGGAATCGAACAGTGCGGTATCACCTGAGTTGAACTTAGCGGGGTTACAGGATATAACTTTGAATGCGAGTAACGATGTCTTTACATGGACGCAGTTAGACGCAGGCTCTAAGAAACAGGTTGCTACAACAGCCACAAACTCATTATCAATGAACATCGTTCTTGACCAAACTGCATGGTTTGGTGATACCGGTGAAACTGCCGGTGAGGCAGATTACATTGGTGTGTTTGGGTTGTCTACAGCAAAAACTTACTTAGACTTCACATTATATCTTGGTGACACTTCAGCAGGTGCAACAGGAAAAACTATCTCAGGTAAGGGCTACATCACAGGTTTAGCCCCAACAGTGTCAGCGGATGCCCCAGTGTGGGTATCTCCAATCACGATTACCGTTGATGGTGACTACACAGTGTCCTAATAGACACACGGATATAAGGGCGTTTATGACGCCCTTTATCTTTATATAAATATAGATACAAGGAAGAAAGATCAATGGATGTCCTACAAAACAAGACAGACAAAGAATTATTACAGAGCATGTTGGCAGAAACAGCCAAATGCCTCAATGAGGTCAACTGTGCCAAGAAGGATGTGGACAAGGCAAGGAACAGATTGACATTCCAGATAGCAGTGCTAAACGAATTGATCAACAGAGAGGAAGATTAAATGAACTTAGAACAATTAGCGGCAAAACCCCAACTTATAGAAATCAAGATAACGGATGAGAATCTCGTAAAGAAATACGGAGAGGAACTGGTGTTCTATGTCTACGACAGACATGACATCGAGACATTCGCCAAGATGGCGGCAGTCAATCCGGAAGACTTCGCATCAGCATCAGCAGTGGTCAAGGATCTCATTCTTGACAAGAATGCCAAACCAATCTGCAAGGGCGACACGGTGTTGCCAACGGATGTGATGATGAAGGCCGTGGCTCTGACCATTGAAGAGTTGGGAAAGTTGGTGAATACCGTATCAGAGAAAGAGACCCAGTCTTAAATGTGTTCGTCACCGTTGATTGGGTGGCGAGAAGATACGGCGTATTGCCCAGTGAACTGATCAGGTCGGGTAGTTCAATCGACATAATGATAGCAGACATTGGACAAAATTGGGAAAACTGGCAACAAGAGAAGGCCGAGGCCAAGAGCCGAGGACTTCCACCTCCTGCTCCAAGGATGACGGAAGCAGAGATGCAGGCCATGGTTGATAATGTTAAGAAGATGAAGAAAAATGATAACGGTTAGGATAATCACAGACAAGATCACGCCAGACACCAACAAGAGGGCCAGGGCGCTGAACAAGGTTGCTCCCAAGGCACACAAGAAATGGGTTGAGGTCACTCCCAAGAGGACTGGTAACGCAAAACGCAGGACCAAGTTCGAGGGCGGTGACACCATCAACGCAGACTACCCCTATGCCAGGAGACTGGACAAGGGATATTCAAAACAGGCACCAAAAGGTATGCTTGACCCCACCGTCAAATTCATCAAGGACGAGTTGGATAAAATATTTAGGAAAATATAGCAATGGCTGATCTCAATTACAAAGTCAAGGTTGACACCGCACAAGCACAAAGTAATTTAAAAGGGCTAAAAGCACAGGTTGGTGGTTTAGGCACGGCCTTTAAGGCGTTGGCTCTTGGTTTTGTTGTTAAATCAACAATAGATGCTATTAGAACATTCCAAGACTTAAAACAGGTATTAAAAACTGTTGAAGGTGATGCTACCAAAGCGGCCAAATCATTTGAACTGATCAAGAAGTTTACAGCACAGACAACATTCCAATTAGATGAAGTAACTCAGGCATTTATTACATTCAGGAACGCAGGTCTTAATCCAACTGAAGACTTCATGCGTAACATTGGTAACATTGCCGCAGGTATGGACAGACGGTTGGATGAAGTTGCTAGAGCAGTGTTCAATGCCACAACTGGTGAATTTGAGATGCTCAAGAATTTGGGTATCAAGGTCAAGACAGAAGGCAACAAACTTACAGTCAACTTCAAAGGCATTGTTAAAACAATAGACAACGATGGCAAATCCATAGTAAACTTAATAAATGAAATTGGTAAGGTTAATTTTGCTAGCGGTATTGAAAACGCGGCGGCAACAATGTCTGGGGCAATATCAAACCTTGACGACCAGATTAAGATTTTACAAAATGATATTGGCGAAGGGGGATTGACCCAAGCAGTAACAGATGTTATTCGTTCAATGACCGCCGCCGCTGGAAAAGGTGAATCACTTGCTAAAACATTAGGAGCGGGGTTGGGTCGTGCTGTCAGATTTGTAGCAGATAACTTCAAATTATTGGCAATAGCAGTTGGAGTATTTATAGGTGGCGCGGTAGTCACAAGAGTTGTGGCTATGGTAACAGCATTCATTGCCATGGCCAAGGCCATAAAAGCCGCAGTGGTGACCATGTATGCCCTAAATGCCGCAATGGGCAAGAACTTATTCTACAAGGTGGCACAGGGCATCGTGCTGTGGGGTGGAGCATTAGCGGCCTACTTTGGCTCATCAAAAGACGCGGTGGCAGAAACCGCGGATGGACTCAAGGAACTGGACAAACAATTAAAAGAAATACAAAAAGGTAGTGATGGTGACTTCCTAGGTGATCTAGGCAAGGGTGGAATGGGCATTGATGAGGGCACACAGACCAAGATCACCAAATACAGCAACTCAATATCAGATCTCGTTGACAACTACAAGGCATCAAATGCTGAGACTCTGAGATCACTGGAACTCAACAGCAAGATGTTGGGAATGAGTGAGGAACAGGTGCTGATACAGGAAGCACTGTCAAGAGAGAGTGAGAAGTATGCTGACAGACTCAGAGAGATAGCAAGGGCGAGGAAAGATGCCGAGGACATGGCAGACGGTCCAGAAAAAGTGGCAAGGCTCAAGACATTGGCAGAGGCAGAATCCGCTCTCACAGCAGAATATGATGCACAGATATCTGTGATCGAGGCCAAGGCCAAGGCACAATATAAGGAAATACAGAACACAAGGTTCCTCAACTACCAGATTGACGAGCAGAACAAGAATCTCAAACAAGTTAGACAGATACAGGATGACACCAGACGCCTCACAATGACGGCCTTGGAGAAGAAATACTATGACATCCAGGTAGCGGCCAGAGAATCAGCAGAAGAACAGATTGAGCAGTGGGCCAAGGCACAGAACATGATGCGTAGTGAAGTGGATCCAGCGGTGGTCAAGAAGTTCTATGATGGGGCATTCAAGGGCCAAGACCGCTTGACCAGGGCGA